TGAAGCTATTATTTGTAGTCTAGCTATACGTCTAGCACCAAGTTATGGCAAAACAGTGATGATTGAAACCAAGACCACTGCCAAACAAGGTTATGACATCTTATTGCAACGTGCAACATTCCCACTTGAACAACAACTACCAGCAACAATGCCAGCAGGTTCAGGTAACAAGCCGTGGAGAGTATATGACGATCCATTTATTAGACCGCCATACAATCCAGTTACTGCTGGCCCAGATGGCCCAATTGAATTTTAAGGATTATCATGCCAACCATTAATCAATTACCAGTTCTTAACACAATCTCAAGTGGTGACCAGTTACCTGTTTACTCACCAAACAATGGCGATGCACGTAGAACATCTATCGGTAGCTTGCTGACATACTTTCAGCAGACATTTGCATCACCTACGCTATCAACTAACTTATACGTGCCAGCGACTGGTTTTAATATCACAGTACCAACACCTGTAAGTAATGACCAATGGATGCTACTACAACCTGCTGGAACGCTTGCTGCTGGCACTATTACATTACCGCTTAATACTGGTGTGCCTGATGGTACAACGGTGCTTATTACCACTACACAAGAGATAACATCATTGACGATTGCGTTAAATGGTGCGACTGCTATTTATGGTGGAGTGACTTCATTGGCAGCAGGAACGGCTACAGCCATTCGTTTCTATCAGCCAACCAACTCATGGTATCAAATCAATGCTGAAACAGTTTATGCTGCTGGCATACAAACATTTTTAGCAACACCAACATCTGCTAACTTAGCGGCTGCCGTAACAGATGAAACTGGCACTGGCCCACTTGTATTTGCAACTGGCCCAACATTAAATAACATCAATGGCTCTGTTCAATCATTAAGCGGTGCAGGTGCTGTTAATTTAACAACATACTCAACGGCCTTTACATCAACGGCTGCTGGCAATGCTTTAACACTTGCTAATGGCGCACAAGGTCAGATTAAGAACATAGTTTATGTTGCTGAAGCGGCTGGTGGTGATACTGGTATTTTAACGCCAACTAACTTAGGTGCTGGCACGACCATTACATTCAATGCTGTGGGTGATAGCTGTCAATTGCAATACATCGGCACTGATTGGTGGGCAGTATCACTTAGAGGCGCAGTGTTAGCTTAGGAGAACATTATGCGGTTTTTGCCAAACGGAAAACCAAGCAATCCAGCTAAACAGCCTAATAAAAACAAGTTATCTAAAGTCCCACTAAAGGCTAGGAAAAAATGAAATCACCTGCATGGCAAACTAAAGCTGGGCAAAATGCTAAAGGTGGATTGAACGCTAAGGGCAGGGCATCGTATAACAAAGAGACTGGTGGCAATCTAAAGCCACCTGTTAAGTCTGGTGACAATCCTCGCAGAGCCTCTTTCCTAGCACGTATGGCTGGCAATGCTGGCCCTGAGTATAAAGATGGCGAACCTACTAGATTACTTCTTTCGCTAAAGGCTTGGGGTGCGTCATCTAAAGCCGATGCAAAGGCTAAAGCCAAAGCAATCACCACACGCAATAAAGCTAAAAAATAATGCAAATCCCTATCCTAAATGGCATCTTTGTTGATAACACACCAGAGTTACGCACAAGTTATCCAGTCAATCTAGTACCAGTCCCAATAGAGTCTGGCATTAGCGGTGGATTCTTACGTCAAGGTGATGGCATCGTAGCCAATGGTAGTGGCCCAGGCATTGATCGTGGTGGCATTAATTGGAATGGTATCTGCTATCGTGTAATGGGTACTAAACTTGTCACAGTTGCTAGTGATGGAACTGTGGCTGTTTTAGGTGATGTTGGTGGCCCAATTGATACATTAGTCACATTTGATTATAGCTTTGACTTATTAGCTATTGTATCTGGTACACGTTTGTATTACTGGAATCCAGTAGCATTAACCCTTGTTCAAGTAACAGACCCTGATTTAGGTATTGTATTAGATGTTGTATGGGTAGATGGTTATTTTATGACCACTGATGGTACTAGCCTAATAGTGACTGAGCTTAATGATCCGACACAAGTTAATCCATTAAAGTATGGTTCATCTGAAGTTGACCCAGATCCAGTTGTCGCTTTGCTTAAACTACGCAATGAGGTGTATGCACTTAACCGTAACACCATAGAGGTGTTTGATAACGTAGGCGGTGAGTTCTTTCCGTTTCAACGTATTGATGGCGCACAAATACAAAAGGGCGTAGTAGGTACGTTTGCTTGCTGTGTGTATATAGAAAATATAGCTTTCTTAGGCAGTGCGCGTAATGAAGCACCAGGCATTTATGTTGGCGCAAATGCACAAGTAAACAAAATAAGCACACAAGAGATTGATGAGATTCTATTAGGCTACACAGAAGCGCAACTAGCACTGGTTAAACTAGAGGCTAGGAACGATAGGGCGCACCAGCATTTATATGTTCATCTACCAGACCGCACAATTATATTTGATGCTGCTGCTTCAAAAGCATTGAGTGATAATGTGTGGTTCACATTAACTAGCACCATTGTTGATTACAGCCAATATCGCGCACGAAATTTAGTCTGGGCTTATGACAGATGGTTAGTGGGTGATCCACAGTCTAGTAACATTGGTTATTTGGTTGATACTATCGGCACTCACTGGGGTGATACTGTTAGATGGGAGTTTGGCACAATGATTGTTTATAACGAAGGTCGTGGCGTTATATTTAATCAGCTAGAGCTTGTAAGTTTAACGGGCAGCGTTGCATTAAATACAAACCCTATGATTTCCAGTAGCTATTCAGTTGATGGTATAAATTGGAGTCAAGAAAAAGCAATACGAGTAGGCACGACAGGTAATAGAGCAAAACGTATTACATGGTTTCAGCAAGGTCACATGAGAAACTGGCGCATACAGCGTTTTAAAGGTAACAGTGATGCTCACCTATCATTCGTTAGACTTGAAGCGCAACTAGAGCCATTGGCGTATTGATATGGCTACACAAAAACTAAATTTAACACGTGATCAGCTTGCTAGTTTCTTACAAGACTTTGAACAGATAAAACAGTTTGAGAGATTGTTTGCTGTTGCTGACCAAGTTGCACCAAGCGCAGATACCACTGGTATTAGTATTGAAGCTGGTATTGCTAATGCAACGGCTAATGATGCACTGGCTCAAATTATCAGATTAGCGCAAGACACAGCAGTTAATGGTGACAACAAAGGTGTTCAGGCTTTAGATTCTTTTGCTCGTATTTCAAATACAGTAGAGATGCTGGCACTAGCACCAATACATAATAATGTAGAATTATCACATGATGTTAATGGGATATTACCGTATGCAAACCAAACAGCGCGAGTGCGTTCAAATCAGGTTCTAACATGGCTTTCGATGTAATAACTCCAACCAAACTAGGACAGGCTGCTATCACAGTGGGCGTGACCACGCTTTATACTGTGCCAGCATCAACACGCACATTGCTTAAAGAATTTAGCATCGCTAATACGACTGCTGCCGCTATTAACGTGCGAGTGTTCTTAGTGCCATCAGCAGGTGCAGCAGGAACGGCTAACGCATTTTTATATGATATTGCAGTGCCTCTAAATAACACTTTGCAATATGATGGCATACAAGTAATGAACGCTGGTGATACAATTCAAATACAAGCGGCTGCTGGTGGTTTAACAATTACCGCTAGTGGCGCAGAAGCGGTTTAAGGAGATACAAAATGGCAGTAATAGCAAAACCACTCATTGGCTCAAAACAAATGGAAGCGGCACAGACAACGCAATACACTGCGACTAACTGTACAGCAATCATTGATAAGTTTACAGCTACAAATACATCGGCAGCAATCGCTGTGATCAGCGTTAATCTAGTAAGCTCAGGCGGTGCGTCTGGTACTGCTAACTTAATCGTGGATACTCGTTCAATTGCAATAGATGAAACATACACATTCCCAGAGCTTGTTGGTCAAGTATTAGCTTCTGGTGGCTTTATTTCAACAACTGGCACTGCTGCCGCTTTAACCATTAGAGCATCTGGCAGAGAGATTACTTAAGGAGCTACTATGAAAGATTTTTTAATGATGCCTAAAGGCTTTATGGGATTGCCATCTGAGGAGGAATTTGTAACCACCGCAGAGAACAAAAAGAACTTTGTAATAGCAGTGCAGGATTGGAACTACGGCCCTGAAATGCCAAGCAATGATCCAAGCGAGAACAAAGAGTTTTATGCTGGATTAGCTGAAGCTATGCAATGCGATGAAAAAGACGCTAGACGTAAGCACTGCTCTAACTGTGAGTATTATGACAATAGCTTAATGACGCAGGTTAAGATTGAACGCATACCGATGGCTGGATATGACGAGGGCTATGGCTTTAGAGGTCACTGTGAGAAGTTAAACTTCATCTGCAATGATATGCGAGTGTGCCAGGCTTGGGAGGATAGAGAGGATGATTGACAAAATGCGTCAGTGTGAGAAAATAACTGCGCTGAGTTTAATGAGCAACCAGCAGCTCCCAATGCCCTATTAGGAGACATGATGCTAGTATCTGTTACAGAATCAATTACAGACGAGCATTTGCTGGAAGTGTACGCTGACCCTTATATTAATAAGATTGGTCACGATCACCGACCTGCCGCACCCATCATCCACCCTAATGTTACTTACCTGTCCGCTTGGATAGGTAAAACCTTTGCTGGCGCATTTATGGTTATTAAACAAAGTGCAGTTGAGTTAGAGTTACACTCATTGCTTAAAAAATCATCACTTAAAGAATCACGTGCATTAGGATTAGCTTGTATTGCTTGGGCTTTTTCACATCCAGTTGTATTGCGTGTTACTGCTTATATTATTGAAGGCTTAGAGGCGGCAAAGAATTATTGCTTGAAGCTAGGCTTTAAACAAGAAGGTTGCAGACGTTGTGCGTGTGTACAAGGTGGCATAATTAAAGACGTTTATATGCTGGGTATGACTCGGCAGGAATGGAGAACAGCATGAGTTTTGTTGGCGATTTAATTGGTGATGTAGTTGGCGGTATTACTGGTGCTAAGGCTGCTGGTAAGGCTGCCCAAGCTGGTGCTGCAACGCAAGCTGCGGCTGCACAGGCTGGCATTGATGAACAACGTAGGCAGTTTGATAAGCTAGTTGAGCTGATGTCACCTTATGTGACTGCTGGTACTGAATCAATGGCGGCTCAAAAAGCATTGATTGGGTTATCTGGCCCACAGGCTCAAGCGGCTGCAATAGCTCAACAAGAGCAATCCCCTATCTTTCAAGCATTAACGCAGCAAGGCGAAAATGCTATATTGCAAAACGCATCTGCTACTGGTGGTTTGCGTGGTGGTAATGTGCAAGCAGCATTAAGTCAATTCAGACCGCAAATACTTAACTCACTAATTGAACAACAATACGGCAGACTTGGTGGCTTTACTAAACTAGGTCAAGCATCGGCAGCAGGTCAAGCCGAACAAGGCATGGCTTCAGCAGATTCAATTGCTAACTTGCTTGCAAACCAAGGTGCAGCTACGGCTGGCGGTCAAATAGCCAGAGGCAATGTAAACCGCCAAGCATTTGGTGATTTATTAAGCATTGGTAAAGCTGCATCAGGCTTTAAAATGCCGACATTTTAGGATAACAACATGGCTATAAATCCACTACAAAAACCGATTGACTATGCTGGAATGTTTCCGCAGGTAAACATAGGTCAAGGCATTGAGGAACTAGGTGCAGCATTTGCTAAACGTCAAGAACGCATTACTGCTGAAGCGCAAGCAGCGCAATATGCAACTGACTTAGCAGACGCAATAGCAGACCCTAAGCAAGAAAAATTTGCTCAACTTATTCTTAAACATCCAAAACAATACCAAGCAATTGATACTGCTCGTAAAAGTTATGGTGAGGAAAAGCTAAAGAATGACTTTAACCAAGGCTTTGAGATATCTACTGCCTTAGAGAATGTCAATCCTGATGTAGCTAAAAGTAAACTTGAACTAATCATTGAAGCTAAAAAGAACTCTGGCGAATCGCCTTTGGTATATGAGCAAATACGTGATGCTGTTGATCGTGGTGATATAACTGAAGCGCAAGCTGGTGTTAATGCTGCATTAGTAATTATTGACCCAGAACGCTTTAAGAAAACTGTAGAGGCTCAAGTAGCAGCTAGAAAAGCACCTAGCGATGTATCAGAGGCGATTGCTAAAGCTGATAAAGCTGTGGCTGATGCTGTTACTGCTCAAGCTACGGCTGGCACAGCAGAGGAAAAAGCTGCTGCCGATCTATTGAAAGCACAGGCTGACGCTGACAGAGCAAACATTCAAGCACAGTTTGAGGAAAAAAACCAAATTGCAGACATTAAAAAGAAAGCTGCTGATTTAGGTTTAACTACTGCTCAAACTAATAAAGTATTGGTAGAGACTAGAAAAGCAGGAACTGAAGCTAAAAAAGCAGCTTTGGAACTAGAAGCGTTTAAAAAGACAGGTGGGATAGATCCTGACAAAAGATTCGGATATGAGGAAAAAATCCGCAAAGAATACCAAACTCGCACAGGAAAATACAGAGAGTTGGATGGCACATTTTCAAATATTCAAACATCAGCAGCATCAGCAAATGGCCCTGGCGATATTGCTTTGATTACTAGCTTTATGAAAATGCTAGACCCTGGCTCTGTAGTGCGTGAAACTGAATTTGCAACTGGTCGTGATACTGCTGGCTTATATGCTAACTTGCAAAACCGATTACAAAAAGCACAGAACGGTCAATTCTTAAATAAAACTCAACGTGATGAGTATGTTGCTTTATCTAAACAATATCTTGATGCCTCAAAGAAAAGAGCCAATGAGGAAAAAGAATCACTTGGCAAAGTTGTTAAGAATTATGGATTAAACCCAGAAAACGTATTTGGCATTGAAGCACCAGTCGCAGCACCAGCCCCAACATTATCTGCTGCAGAACAAGCTGAACTTGCAGAACTTCGTAAACGATTTAAGGCAGAACCAAAATGAGTGACCAAGACGATCTCATAGCTTTACGCAGGTTGGCTGAATTAGAGGCTAAAGCTAGTGGACAAACGCCAAAAGTAGAGGTCACTGCACCTATGCCTACTGAAGCAGAGAAAGCTGCCTTTGAAAAAGAGATGGCTGATCAAGGTTTCTTTGAAGGCATTGGCGAATCCATTACTGGCACTAGACGAGCCACACCTACAACTGAATCATTGCCTGACTATGCTGCTATGCCAGAGTTAAACACTTTTAGCATGGCTTCATTTAAATCAGGACTTGGCACTATGATGACCAGCCCAGAGGAAACTGTTCAGGTCATTCAAGCTAACTTTCCTGGTGTTCAAGTAACGCAGGATGAAAAAGGCAATTACTTATTGCAATCATCTATTGATGGCAAATCGTATGCAATTAAACCAGGCTTTCAAGTAAGCGATATTCCACGTGCTGGGGCTGCTATCGCTGCATTTACTCCTGCTGGTAGGCTTACTACCATCCCTGCTGCGATAGGCGGTGCTGCGGCCACACAAACGGCAATAGAGGCATCACAAGCAGCAACAGGCGGTGAGTTTAATTTAGGTGAGGTTGGTATGGCTGCTGCGACAGCACCAATAGCACCATTGTTATCTCGTATCATTCCACCAGCTTTTCAAGCAGTAAAAGAAGGCGTTAAGAGTGTTGTAGGTAAAGTTGCGCCATCTGCTGCACCTGCTGTTGCGCCAGTTGTTGCACCTGCGGTTGCTCAAGTAACGGATGATGCCGTTAATCTATTGGTTCAAAAAGCATCTGGAACTGGCTTTGGCTCTACTGCTGCACGTAACCGTTTAGCTGACCTTGCTCAAGTTAATGTGGCTGCTAAAGAAGCGGCTGATCGTCTAGGCATTGAATTACCTGCTGACGTATTTAGCGATAACCCACAAGTAAGGGCTGCGGCTGGCTTAACTAGGTCTGTGGCTGGCAGTGATATAGAAGCTGCATGGAGAACTACAGTAACAAATGCAGTAGATAAAGCAGACAATATACTTAAACAATTTGATGCAACATTTGTTGAAGGTGCAGTTGCGCCAGGCGTTGTATCACAAAAGATTAAAGATTCACTAACATCAACAAGGTCTAGCCTAAATAAAGAGGCTGGCAAGATTTATAATTTAGTTGATGAGGCAGTGCCAAAGACAACCATTGTTACGTTGCCTAAACTTAAACAGACACTTGATGCTGTTAAAGCAGAGGTTGGCGATAGAGGTATGTCGGCAGCAGAACAAAACCTTGCAAAAATGATTAGTGAGGGTAAAGTTTCTTATGGTCGTTTGATGCGTGAGAAAACACTCATTGGCAAGGCTTTAAGCAAACTTGATTCACCTTATGGCAGCATGGCTGAAGCTGATTTAAAACGCTTATATGCTGCATTGTCTGATGATCAGCTAACTAATGTAGCTAACATAGGTGGTGAGCCTTTGCGCCAACAACTACGTGCTGCTAATTTATTGTACGCAAAAGAACGTGCATTAGGTCAGCGTATTGTTAATGCGTTTGGTCAAGACATCGAGGGCAGTGTTGCTAACAAGATGCGTACTGCTATCACCAGTGCTGCTAAAGGCGATGCTGGCGAGTTTAATCGTTTGCTTAAGTCAGTTCCTAAAGATTTGCAAAAAGAAACGATTGCTACGGCTCTAGCATCGGTTACACGATCAGCTAGGGGTGCAGAGAAAGGTGGCTTTGGCTTTTCAGAGTTTGCAGATTTATACCCTAAACTACGTGCTAACCCACCTGTTTATAAAACTATTGTTGATACACTAGGCAAAGATTCAGCAGATACATTGCGTGACTTGTTTGAAATATCAAAACGTGTTACTGAAGCTAGAGCCAATGTTTTAACTACCGGTAAGGCTAATCAAGCATTTGCAAATCCAGAAGGTTTAATTGGCAAGGTAATGGAAAGCAGTCTAGCGCAACGTGCAGCAACAACGGTGGTAAGCACTGTGCCTGGCGGTGGTGCTATTGCACCAGACATAATTAAGTTTATGTCAAAAGGTGCTGATGAACGTGTTAAGGCGGCAGGTAAATTATTTGCTGATGAGAACTTTCAAAAACTTGCTATTGATTCTGCCAAAGGAACACCTAGTGCAGCCACACTTAAAGCAACGGTAATGTCATCAGCATTTAAAAAGTTTGCAGATGCAGCTAAATTACCAAAATCAGTGGATGCAAGATTACAATGGCTACAACAAGCAGTTCAAGCAGAACGCCAATTTGAGCAGGAGAATAAATAAATGTCATTATCTGTAAACCCACCCTATCCGATATTTGCGGAAGCCGATGGACAGCCATTAGAAAATGGTTATATCTGGATTGGTGCTGCTAACCTTGATCCACAGACTAATCCTATTAATGTCTATTGGGATGCTACTCTTACTATACCTGCTGCACAGCCTATCCGAACATTGAATGGTTATGTTGTCTATCAAGGAACGCCATCACGCTTTTATACAGCTATTAATTATAGTATTCGTGTCATGGATAAAAATGGCAGTACTATTTATACATCATTAAGTGGAAATTCTTTTGGGCTTTCAGGCAGTAATGAAGTTATTACAGCAACGGCTGGTCAAACAGTATTTAATTTAAGTTTTTCTTATGCAGCAAATACTAATAGTTTATTTGTTTTTGTAAATGGTAGTAAACAAATAGTAACGCTAAACTACACTGAATCAACCAACACTGTCACTTTCTTAACTGGCTTAAATGTTGGTGACGTTGTTCAGTTTATTGGATTTTAAAAGGGGCATTAATCATGTTAAAGACCGTATCATCAATTACCAACGCCATCGGTGCGTTAAATTACAAAGGCACATGGAACGCCTCTACCAATAGCCCTGCATTAGCATCTGGCGTTGGTACTAAAGGCGATTATTATGTGGTTAGCGTTGCTGGATCTACTAATCTTGATGGAATTAGCAACTGGGGTGTTGGTGATTGGGCTGTTTTTAATGGCTCAGTATGGCAACGTGTAGAAGGTGGTGCAGACCTTAATGGCGTTAATCTTACATTCACAGGAACGGCATCTGGCCCTACTTACGAAACAAGCAATTTAACGACTGGCGTTACATTAACCAATAACGCTTTATCTGCTGATGGTACAGATACCAATATTGATTTATTAGCAACCCCTAAAGGCACTGGTGGTTTTGGTATTAATGGCGCACCTGCTGGCGTTGTTGCTGGTGTAGCATTTACTAGCAAGTTTTGCGTAAAAAATGAGGACAGTGCAGCAATAGGCGGTTTTGTTCAAGCTAACAATACAACTGCAACTTCTGGTTCTGGTATTTTTGCCTGTCGCAGTCGTGGGACTTTAGCAGCACCAACCGTAGTGCAAAGTGGTGATAACCTTGCATCATTATTTTTCTTAGGAAACGATGGCACTGATCTAGCAATAGCAGCAGAGATAAAGATTGATGTTGATGGCACACCAGGCAATAATGATATGCCAGGTCGCATTGTATTTAAGGTTACACCAGATGGCTCTGAAATACCTGCTGAAGCTATGCGTATTCATAAAACTACCGGTGTATCAATAGGTAATACTACAGACCCTGGTGCAACTAACTTAAGTGTGACTGGTACGATTGCATCTACAGCTTTAACGGCATCACAATCAGTTGCAACAGACGCAAATAAAAAGTTAGTTTCAGTTGCTAATACAGGTACGGGAAGTAATGTTTTAGCTACGTCACCAACTTTAGTGACACCTGCATTAGGAAATGCAAGCGCAACAAGTTTAACTTCAGCTAAAGTTAATTCAAGTGAAGGTGCAACAGGCATCATAGCAAATGGCGCAACGGGCGCATTATTTACATTACCTGAAGCAGGAAACTATATTGTAGCTGTAAGACAAGATGGTGGTGGTAATGGTGGCATTAGAGCTTTTGCGTTTGTTGCCCAAGGTTCATCATCTAATGCTACTACTTCTTTAGCTGCTTCAGCTTGTACAATTAGTTCAGGATCGGGCTTTGTAGTTAATATTACAAATAGTGCTGGTGGAGATGCAACTTTTAGGTGGTCATATACTAGACTATCTAGTTAATAAAAGGATTTAAAATGGCTACGTTAATACCTAAATACTCAAGAGTTACTACATCTAATAGAACGATTGATGAAAAGTTTGCAGAAACTATTTCTGTAAAAGACTATGGTGCTGTTGGTGATGGTGTAACAAATGACACCGCTGCTATTCAAGCTGCTATTAATACAGGCAAGACTATATTCTTTCCTCAAGGCTCTTACATCATTACAGCCGCTTTAACTGTTTCTACATCAGGACAAAGGTTGTTTGGCGAAAGTATGGGCGGCACTATAATCTTTCAAAACACAATATCTGAAAATGGATTTGTAATTACAGCTACAGAACGTAATAGTTTAGAATATTTAAGGATTGTTGCTAATGGCACTAACACTAAAGTAGGTATTAAAGTAAGTGCTGGTATTAATAGTACCTATAAAAATATAACTGTTAATAACTTTGATATTGGTATTGAGTGTTTAAATTCTAATCAAACGTATTTTGACAATATATTTTTAGTAGATAACTTAACCTACAATATGCAGCTTCGTTCTAGTGCTGGGTCTTGTATAGACACTACAGTAACTAATTCGTATCTAGCAGGTACAGCTTCAACATGCTTAAATATTATTGGCGCAGTATCAGGTATTTTCTTTACTAAAGTTCAATTTCAGTTAGCTACAGCTTTTGGTATGCAAGTAAATTTAAATGCTGATGGATCACCAAATGCAGGCCTTTTTACTCAATGTGTTTTTGATACTAATCCCATAGGCATGAAACTTATTGCAGGGTTATTATTTGAATTTAATAATTGCTGGTGGAGCGTAACTGCTGATGGTATTCAAATTGAAACAGGTATGGCTGACGTAAGAATTATTGGCGGAGAAATATTTAATTGTGGCGGACATGGTATTAAAAATAGTGGCACTAGAGTTCAAGTTATAGGAACTTCAATTCGCGGTGCAGGTAAAGCAGCAGCAAATACTTATGATGGAATACGTTTAAATGCAAGTACACAAACTACCATTACTGGCGTAAGTTTTTATGGCGACTATAACGGAACAAATGTAACTCGATATGGCATTAGCTTACAATCATCAGGGTTATCTAATACTTATGTTACAGGCTGTACTTTTAGCGATATGGCTACAGGTAATTATTTTGATGAAGGCGGGTCAACAGTTAATAATGTATTTTTAGATCAATATCAAGGCGGAAGTGCCTCTATTGCAGATACAGCAACAGCAACCTTATATACATTTCCTAGCCAACTTCAAGGTAATTATTTATTTTTTGCAGGGCAAACTAGCAATGCTAATGGTGGTATTAGAGCAATGGCGTATGTTCGCGTTGGAACAGGAAGCCTTAATGTATCGAGTATTGTGGCATCAAGTGCTACGTTATCAGGTTCAGGGCTTGATGTTCAAATTACCAACTCTGCTGGCGGTGCAGTTGTATTTGACTTCTCATGGATTAAACTATGATGGAAAAACTATTCTCATTGTTTATGAAACTGTCTAGCCCACGTATTCCAGTTCCGTTGGATAAGCAAGCCCACTTCTGGACTGGCTCAATACTAGGCTTTGTAAGTTATATTTTTATTGGCTGCTGGGCTATTCTACTTGTCGCATTGATAGCACTTGCTAAAGAAGTGTATGATTATAACCACCCAAACCATATTGCTGATGTTTGGGATTGGGTAGCAACTGTTTTAGGTGGTGTATTAGGTTTAATTTTAGGAGAAGTATTATGGCAACTAATAGTCAGATAGCATTTACGCCACTTGGCGAAACACTTGTGATTGCGGCAGCAGCCGTAGCACCAACAGGTTTACAGGCAACCGTTTACGCTAAGTATGATGCGTCAAACGCTGGTCAGTATCGTGTTATTAACGCTGGTTTAAACACAGTGTTCTTAGGCACTGGCTCAACGGCAGCAGAGGCCACAGCCAATGCAGTCGCACCAGTAGCAGGTGATCCATCACCAGCCATCGTATTAGTGCCAGGCACAGTTGAGATATTGCGCTTTGCTACAGGCACATTCTTTAGCGGATTAGCAGCAGCAGCAACGACTGTTTATATCTTGCCAGGTCAAGGTATCTAATGTCATGGATCAGGGCTTACTTAATATCATCATAATGACCGTAGGTTCAGTCTTTGGCTGGATATTGCGTATGCTTTGGACAGCCTCGCAGGAACTCAAAGCTGACTTAGCTAAACTGCGTGAGGAATTACCAAAGGATTACATTGCTAAAGACGATTATCGGCAAGATGTTAAAGAGTTAAAAGATATGATTAGTAAACTGTTTGATATATTGGAAAATCGCAGATCAATTTAATACTATCTAAAATGAAACAATTTTTATATTTAGTTTTAGGTTTAATTATTGGTGGTTTATTAGCCG